TAAGAATACCAAAGAAGAGTTTAACCAAATTGCTTCACCACCTTTTGCTTTGATCTTAGGTTGACCAAATGGATTATCAGGTAATTCTACCCAAGGTTGGTTAACAATGATTAAGGTATTTTCGTATTTAGAATCCGCCTTACGAGATCCTGAAATACGTTGGTTGATACCCATACCAATTTTGTCAGCTAAAACACTTGCATTGTGTTGTTTACCTCCTTTACCCTCGTAAGTCATTTTACAAGGAACCGATCCTACTGAATCCCACATGATACAAAGGGAATAATCTAATTCACCCTTTTCTTGGGCGTCTAATAAATCATTAATGTATTCCGTGATTTGTTCAATATAATCAAAGTTATTGTTGAAAAGGAAAAATCCATCCCATGTCAATTCACCTGTTTCTTCATCCACAACTTCCTCACATTCAAATCCCATAAGTTTTGAGTGTTCAAAAGACCATTTCTGTTCAGTGATAATAAAGACAGGAAGAATACCTTTCTTTTGTGCGTCTACTGCGGTTTTGATAAGTGCGGTTGTTTTTCCTGTGTCCGAGTGACCAAGTAACATATTTAAGTGACCAATTGCCGGACCTGGCAATCCAACCGCATCTAGAAATTCAGATCCTAAGTCAAAAAATCTTTGTGGTTTGTATTTTGCGTCCGATGAAAACTTTTTCTTTATCGAACTAAAGTCGTTTTTTTTAAGTGCCATTTTTATTCGTAAATTTTAAATTTTGTAATGGTTTTCAATTTGTCATTTGAATTTGTAAGTTGTTCAACAAGTTTGTCCATTTCTTCAGTATGTTGTGGATGTTCTCCAATACCAACTGAATTAGTAAAATAAACATACAATCTTGCTTCAGCATCGGCAATTTCTGCTTCGTATTTTTTTACAAGGGCTTCTTTAAGTTTTTCTGCAATAAATGGATTCATATTATTTTTTTTAAAAAATATAGATAAAAAAACGGGAACAATAAACTGCTCCCGTTACATTTTTTTACGAAATTAAAATGGTAATTCTTCATCCACTTCATCATTCACTTGTGGATCTTGTACATCATTAACACTTGTTTTATTTCCACCAATAGATACACTTGATTCTTCATCATTTGAATAAACATACTTACCCGCTTCTGAATCCCATCTTGGTGTTTCACCTCTTGCAATTGCTTCAAGATACTCAGTAGGTTTTTTTGAATAAACGTCTTCCCAAGTCAACTCATCATTAATCCATTCATCCATAGTTTCTTGTTCTGAATGAACAGGAGACGGATCATCGTACATAACAGTTTGTATTACTGTATAGAACGCACCTTTTGGGGTTTTTGCCTTTGTAAGTTCAAGAATTAAGTCCCTTCCGTTACTAGCGTCGGCAACGTCACCTTTAGCTTTATAGATTGGTATAATTTTATCAAATATCCCTTCTTGTTTGTAGTTGTGTTTGAATCTCCAAAACTTTGGTCCATCTTGTTCATTATCACGGTCAATAACTTTAACAATATAAAACTTTCTTGGTTTGTATTGTTTTGCAAGTTCTTTGTCCGATTCTTTCCCTGTTGACATCAATTCATCATACACTTCATTTAGTGGTGATCTTTCGTTGTCATTTTTTCCTGGATCGTAAAACTTTTGCCATTTACCATCAACTAAGATTTCATGGAACCACACTTCTTTGAAGGGTGACGATCCATCGGTTGTAGGTAAAATTCTGATTCTTTTTTGGGCTTGTTTTTCATTATCTTTAAGTAAAGCCGCAAAATACTTTTTCATTCTTTCTTCTTGTGACATTTTTGAAGTGGAAGAAGAACCACTTTGTTTTGAGTTCTCATACTGAGCCAAAACCGCATCTAAAACATTGTTTGTCGCCATATATATTATTTATTAAAAGTTTACAATAGAAAGTATAATTAAAATTTGTGTCGCAGTCAATAATCATTTAAAAATTTTGAGAGGGACACGAATGTCCCTTTCAAATTACATCATATCGTCGTCGTCTTGTCCGTATTCATTAAATGAATCTTCGATTTGACCAGGTGAAAATTGTTTTACCTCATCAGTTGTCAAAACATATTCATTTTTTCCTGATTTTTCCATTTCTTGTTGTTTGTCTACAAAGAAATCAGAAAGTTTTTGTTTGAAGGGTCCTGAATCCAAACTTCTAAGTTCTAATTTTTCTTGTGGTGTTTTTGGTTTGTACCTTTCAATTTTATCTTCTATTGAAGATATTTTACTTGTTAGTCCATCCATTTCCTTTAGTTTAGCATCCATAGCCTCTAATTGTTTGAACAAGTTTTGGAAATATTCTTCTTGTTTGTCTTCAATATTTTTTTGTGCCGTTACTAAATCGGTGATATCCAATTCTTCGTCTTCTTCTTCACCTTCTTTACCAACTTCTTCAACATCAGGATCTGTTGCCGTATCAACAGGAGTTGGTGCTCCACCTGCCGCTGGTGCTCCACCTGCTGCCGGATCTGTTGGTGCTCCACCTGCTGCCGGATCTGTTGGTGCTCCGCCTGCTGCCGGATCTGTTGGTGCTCCACCTGCTGCCGGATCTGTTGGTACTCCACCTGCTGCTGGATCTTCTGGCGCTCCTGCTAAATCAGCCAAAGGATCTTCAGGAGCCCCTTGTTCGGTTATATAATTTGTAATATAATTTACCCTTCTAATTTCTTCCAAGATTTTTTTGTCTAATCCCATTTCTTAACCGTTTAATAATGTTTTTATTCCTGATTTTGTTTCAACCTGGATTTTTTTAAATTTATTCATAGTATTATCTACTCTTTCTATAAGACCATCTTTCATTCTTAAAACGTAACATTCGTTTGTATCCAAGTCACAAACTTGTTTAGTTCCATCTCCCATGTCTTTTTCAGAAATTCTAGTATTTTTACCTAAATAGTTGTCTAAAATTAATTTTGTGTTACTCATAGTAATTGTTTATTTATAAATATATCAATTTAGTAAAATGTTTAAGAACTCAAACCATTTGCGTTCGCCAATAATATTGCTGCTTTAATTTTCGATTCCAATGTTGCTTTATCAGATGGTTGTAGTTGATTGTAAACATTTTGGTCAACAATATTTGGCCACTGTGTGATGTACAACTTGGAAAACTCTTGAAGTGTTGTTTGTGGTATATTACTTGCCAATATTTGTGTTGTTTGTAGATTAGACAAGAATGGGTCCCCACCTGATTTAGATAAATTGATAAATTTGTTAGCAATAACGTAAATTGGGTCTTGTACGTTATTAAAATATCCAACAGGAATAACTTGATTACTTGAATTAGTCTGACAGAAATAGTTGTTTGTTTTACTTTTTACATAAGTATCGTTGTCACCTAATAGTGATTGGTTAAGTGGGACATTACCAAAGTTATTAGAATCTATCTTAAATGTGGTACCATCATAGTTAGAAATATATCCAATAATGAATGTCATGTATCTTAAAGCTATTTTTTGATTTGTAGTAAGTAAATTATTATTAGGTATTAAATTAACAACACTTTTAATATTACTTACAACTGTACTTGTTGCAATACTTGTTTGTGTTGATGCACTATAAACAAAAGTATCAAACGGTGACACCAAACTTTGACCACACTGAGATGATGATGGTGTATTTGGTCCTGTTACAGTAGCCATTTTAGATGTCTGTTGTCCAATAATATTTGTTGTTATGTTTGAACTTGTACTAGTTTTCGCCTTGTTTAATAGTGGAGTAACAAAGTTTTTATATATAGTTTGTAAATAAGAATCTTGAGCCGAAATTTCATATACGGGTTGTCTTGTTCCTGAAAATGTTGTTGTGAAACTTCCAACTCCAATTGTGTGAGAAACATTTAATATTTGATATGGTCCCGAAAACATTGGTACATTTCTCAAATTGAAGTACATTTTTGGTTGAATAAGTGCGTTTCCAAACATAGAAACGTCACAAGTATAAACTCTATATTTGTAAAAATTGTACATAGATTGACTTTGAGGTGTTACATTTATACCTCCTGCTTGATTTGCGGTATATTCTAACATCCGTATTTCTTCGGCAGTTTTTTGACCCGAATTCATGTTTACATCAAAACTTGTAAAAACCCCTTGGTTTTGTCTTCCGATGTCCAAGTTGAATGCAACTAACTTGTTCGACTGACCCCAATCTTGTTTTTTACTTTGATTTTCAATAAGTGGATTTTCAGATTGTCTGTTAAGTTGGAAAACGTCGTTTCTAAAATCACTATTAGGGATATCTAAGTTTTTACTAGCTTCGTTAGCGAATGTACAAACTATTTTACTTTTCGAATTTCTAAAATCAACATTCAAAAAAGTTCCAAATATGTCATTAGCAATGGAAGTTGAGCCTTGGTTAGATGGATTAGGTCTTACCGTAACATCATTTACATCATAATAGTTTACGTATCCTGCGTAATCCAAAACAGTAAATCCAGACGCTTCAATTAATTCTCTTAATATCAACCATAATGGACGATCAGGTACTTTTAATATTGATTCTTCCAATTTATCTTTCCAAAGAACAACGTCACAATAAACTTCACCACCAATATTTCTTGACGCTCTATCTAAAAATAAAAAATCTTCAAATAATGAATTTTCTTTATAATCATTTCCAGCAATCCACTTGTCATTAAGTGCCTTTATTTTTTCCCATGTTTCAATTCTACCTATGTTACCTGTGTAGTTTGCCTTGTTAGGTTGTGGTGTAATAATTTGGTTTGGTAAACTTTTTAGTACTTCAGGCATCAAAGTATTAATAATATTATTCTTAAACAAATTACATTTTTCAAAGTAATTTATTAAGTAGTTTCTTAGTTTGAATTCATTAAAAGTATTGTCAGTTAACTTTTGTGTTGCAAATATTTTTATAATTGGTGCAAAATCACGAATATTGTCTACTGAAAAAGCAATATCTAGATCAATAAAAAAATCTGTTATAAATGAACCTTGATCGGTATAAACTAAATTAGGTATGGTTGAAAACCCTACATATGTTTCTAAGGCTCTCCATTCATCAGGATAAGCATTTTGTGATTGTGCTAAAGTTGTGGTACCATTTAATGATGGTAGTGAATATGGTGTATCAACAAAGTATGATTTGGGAACAATTTTATCAACTAATGGAAGGTTGGTTAAACTGTAAAAAACTCTTTTGTTATAAAATGATGGGTTACCATTATCAAATAAAACATCATAGTTAATAAATTTTTCTATTAAATCATGTATTGAAACTAACTGGCTTGCCTTAACCTGTTCAATTGCAACATCACTTACATTTTCTGTCAAAAAGTTTGTTTTATTAATTCTAAACATTTCCGTTGCCAATAACTGAAAATTTCTATATTTTATCAAAATAGAATCTTCTGATGCTGGACTACCTTCAGGTCTTTTAATTATATTTACGTAGTCGTACTTACATTTTGAAAAATTTAAAAAGTGTTCTTCAAAAAGGTCCAAAACTCTTTTTTCAAAAATAGAAAATACTTCATCGATTTTTGTGTACTTTGTTATGTCACCGTTTAATGAAAAATTTTCTTGGTTTGGTTTGTCAAGAATCATACTTTTAAGATATTCATCAGGTGAATTGATACCTAATCTATTGTTGTCAAAATATCCATAATTAGGCATTGACCAAAACATTCTCACCGATCCATTGAACACCGCGGGATTGTTTTTAACTTCCGTCTTAATTTTTTCTTGTCCTGCGGGCCCTGAAAAACATTCGTATTTTGTCTGATTAAAACTCAAACCAAAAGAAGGTGTAATAAAATAGTCTCCACTTAAATCGTCCTTTACTAAAGTTGACAAGGTTGATATATTCAAAGCTCTATTTGGATCTGCCGGATCAAATCCAAAATCATAGTTAAGTAAGGAATTGTCCGACAAGTTCAGATATAATTTTTTACTATCAATAGTTTCTTGTATTTCTAAATCTGTATATGTGTCATATAGTTCTAATCCATTGTAAAATAAATTGAAGTCATTTGCCAATTTTGGATAAAACCCTAAATCCATTTTGGTTGCCGTCAAAAACCCTGAAGTTATATCTCTTTGTAATGATATTTCAACAGGTTGATTTGATATTGATGTAAAACCAGATAAGTTATATATTTTTGCGGGATTTTGTGTTATTGGGTCAAAGTTTTCGTTTGCGTTAAAATTGTCCCAAGGAGTTGTCATAAAGTCAAATCCTGTTTCAATCCAATTTTTATATCTGTGCCAAATAGACCCATATTTTAAAACCCAAGCGTATGGTAACCTGTGAACCGACCCAAACTTTTTAAACGCAGCAAACATGTAGTCCAATTCTTTTACTGCGGGTCCATCAAGAGTTTTGTATTTTTCCCTAAGTGTTGTTAGTGGTAACGAGTTTAAAAATAGGTATGCCGCCTCCTTGTATGGGTACAAATTTTTATTTCTAAAATTCTGTACACCTACAGATATTGCATTAGCAAAATAAGGTGTGTTCAACAATGAAGTTGTTTGATTATATAACAGTTCATTTTCATACTGTATATAATTTACATTACCTTCAGTGAAATATTGTTTATCATAGTTTTTACTTCTATCTTCATATAAAGCATACAATGTGTCCCTACTTGTGACAGTGTTAGATGGATCAGAAGGTGCTGTCTTATAAAAATACGTGAATGGTCTTACAAAATCAGAATCACTGTTTTGTTTAAAGTTGGCAGTCTGTACTATATCCGTATTATAAAATATAGTTTGGTTAGTGTTAAAAGCGTTTTTTGCGTCATTTTGTACACTAAGGGAATTCGCCAAGTTTTTATTAATCCAATCAACATTTACATATGGATAAATGTCTGTGTTGTCAAAATCATTATTTTTTGTTGTGGCCAAAAAACTTGTTATTTTAGAAGAATCCCCAACAACAGGTTGTGTTGGTGGTTCGAAGGATGATAAATAAAATGGAGTTTCTGTAACACTTTTCAAGTATGGTGTGTTATATATACCCCTTCTGAAGTTTTGCCAACTTTCACCGTTACCATCATTTGAAATATGTTTTAATATCAATTCAAAATTTAATGCGTTAAAATTATAACTTTTCAGAAGTTGTATTAGAAAAGGATTATCTGTACTCAAAGCGTTTTTTATATTCTGTGTTTCCATGTCCATGATAACATTATACACAGAATTTTCATCACTACCTTGTCGGTTTAGTTTAGAATAAAAAGCGTATGTAAGAACCCTTTCATATATTTCATATATAAATTTAACATCTTCAGTACTTGAAAACAATTCGAACGTAAGTGGGTACTCAACAGAATTCAAAGAAGTGTATGGTAAATTAATTCTTTGGTTTTGAGTTGTTATAAAGTTTGTATTGGTATTTCTTTGAGTAAACCCGTATAAATATTCTTCAACAAATTCTACTTCAGGCCAAATTGTATAATCATTTGATCCAGTTTCTGCGGGATAGTCACCAGGATATTTAACTTGATATGTTGTTTTGGAAGGATTTGAATTGTCTTCAACTATAAATTGTGGCCATGGAAATACTGGAGAATTTGCTCTTGCAATTTTAGGTCTGTCAACCGAAGCACTATTTGATACACTATCTAGTATTGCCCGTCTTCTTGTTGGATCATCCCTTTTGTTCCATGCGTTTTTATGTACTTCATCCAAAATTCTTAAAAAGGCTTCGGCGCTGGCCATCAAAATACCCGCCATGTTTTTAATTGTGGGTTTGAACCCTAAATTTAATTCAAGGGTATCCTTCAGCGCATTTGTTAAATCATTTTCAATTTGGGTTTTTTTGGTTTTTAATTCTTTTTCTAAATCATTTATTTTTTCTATAAAAGATTTGTCCCCTTCGGTTATACCATCAAAAACAAAGTAACTTTGACTTGGTAAAGAAGTTTGTAAGTCTGTTTTAAACTTTATAAAATTTGGGTCAGTACTTCCACTTGGTGAAGTATTATAAGCGTACTGATACGATATTTTATAATCAATAGGATCACTTGTTAATATAGTATTATCAGTTTTATCATAATAAAAATCCTTTATACTTATGTTCAATGGGATACTAGAATTAGTTGGTACACCTTTTATAGTATAATTACAGGTTTGACTAGTACCAAATGTCGGGTTTTTACTTAATTTATCTAAATTTTCAGATATAATACTATTCAATTTTGCAAAAGCAGCATTTTTTAATCCAGTATCATCTTCTATTTCTTTTTTATACCTGAAGTTTTTAACATATGTTACTGTATTATTTGAAGTATATGAACTTAAAACTATAGGCGCTTGTACATATAAATTTGTGTTATACCATGAATCTTTATTATAATATATTGTGTTTTTGAATTCACTTAATTGGTTTAAATAAACTTCACAATTTGTTAAAGCGCTTAATGATTCTTGATTTTGATAATTGTTAAGAATATCAGTGATAAACGTTTTTAATTTTTCTTTAAATTCATAAACAGTATACTCAGGTAGATTTTCATCAATCAATTTTTTCTTTTTATATTCCTTATATACTTCCCTTATTTTTTGATATCCCCTTGTTAATTTTGCATTTGTAGAAACATTGTTTTGTGTTACTGTATTCGGCGTAGATACTAAAGTTGTATTAGCCTCATACATATGTGGTAAAGCAAGAGTATCGGATAACTTTATTTCATTAATAACTGTAAATTGATATGGTTGAAATTTTAAATCAATATTAAAATTTCCCGTTTCGGCATCAAACTTACTTTTGAAATCCAAAAGTTGAAGTTTGTACCTAACGGCCTTACCATACCACCCTTTGATTGTTAACGTAAATGGTGGATATGGGAATTGAAAAAACACTCCATATGGTGAAGCATCGGCCAATTCAAATAATGCCCTACCTCTAATATCAACCAACGAAATATCTACCATTGTTTTCAAACTCATTTCTGTAGAAACTCGAATACTTTTAATACCCATTAAACCTGTGTCAGTAACTTGATTTTTACCTTCACTTAAAAAAGTTTGGTTGAGATAAAATTCGTTTGAGTTTTTAGGGTTCACAACCGCAGTTTGACTTGGTTGATTAACTCCTTCACCTTTAAGAGTTCCTTTTCCTGTATGTTGATCTGTATAACTATTATCTAAAAATTTTTTTTGTCCAGGATTAAGGAAATTGATAGAAGCAATTGATAGTGTTTGTAGGTCTGTGTTATTTGGTGTTGCACCAATTATTAATTTGGTCCTTGGTAGAACTTTACATTCCAAATTGGCATACATTACCAAGTTTTCATGTTTGACTGCACGTTCTTTTACATTTCCATCATTATCAATAATTTTATTAGGGTCAATAATAATGATATTTTGGTAATCAAAGTCTACTAAAATATTTTCATTGTCAATCGCCATAATAAAAATAATAATTTTCTATTGCATTTTTATAATCTTGTAAAGAACCAACCAAAGGAAATGGTACTTTTAAAATTGATCCATCAGGAATATTCCATTCTTCTCCACCAAATTGTGGATTTGCGGCCAATATTAACCAGCCAAAAAAAGGAGTTCCATAATATTGTTGGGAAATCTTGTCCAACCTTGACTGACCAACTTTATAAATATAGTTCTTATCTGAAGGTTTTGTATCCAATTTAACAAAAGGAACAATAATTTGTTCACCGTTTACCAAAAACTGATTGTATCTATTGAAGTATTGTAGAGCCATATCAATTTAATTTTACTTTACCATCAAAGGTATTTTTTTGGTTATTCCAGTTTGTTTGACTGTATATTTGACTTATTTGTGTTTTTTTGTCTTTGGTCAGACTATCGTTGTTATTTAAAGGTATAGTGTTATATAATAATCTTCTATCGGTACTATCCTCCAATACAAAATCTTTTAATCTAATAAATTCTTGGTCTTCAGAATCTGATTTTATTTTTTCTTTATCCCTTCCATATGTTTCGTCAAAATTTTTCTTCAACTCGTCAAACCTACTTGTCAATTCGGTCTTAGCCCCTGGTATTTGTTCTACCTGTGGTGTAGAAATAAACTCAATAAATAAAAGTTGATATTTATCATTATTTGTAAATGTTTGAGAAAGTAAAGTATAAAATCTTTTATCTTCATCATCGGGTAGTTCTGTCATGGGTACACAAGTTTGAAAACATTTTTCATTATCATAAAACTTTTCGTTTTGTAACGGGACAATTTTATTTACACTTTTTTGTTTTGCAACATCATTTAGGTTTTTTGCAATTTGCAAATAATCAGTAATCATTTTGTCAAAAACTGAAGTGGTACCCGTTAAATTATAAACTTTTACATTCCCGTCAGGTAATATTTTTCCGTCAATACCTGTAATGGTTTGGACATTACCTAATTTTTTGGTTGTTACAACATTCAATTTATTGAAAACTTTAATCAAGTTTTGTTCACTATCAACAATAGTATTTATGGGTTGTGCCATATCTCTTATAATTTCCCTTTCAACACTTTCAACATACGCCTTTAACTTTCTTTTAGTATCCCTGATTATGTTTTCTTGATCTTTTACTTGCTGAACACTTCTAAAAATTTTAATTATAGGATTAGTTTCATTGTCTATATCTTCTTTAATTTTACTACTCAATTTATTAATTCTTTTTTCATAATCATTTGGTTTACCGTAAATTTTAGTATCGATCGCGCTTGCGGTATTTATAATTGTAAAACCAGAATTGTAGTTTCTTTCGTAAGAAATAAGTTGTAACATACTGAAATTTGTTTGATCAACAATAGTACTATATTGGTTTGTACTTATATTAATATATTCTTTTGTTTGATCAGATAGTTGAGTGTAAATCTTAGTATAATCAATATCACCACTTTCAGTATCACCACTTTTAACAGTAGTCAACACAGTACCAATTGTTTCCCCACCATCATTTGTTTGTTCATTATTTTGTGTTGCATTTTCAATTGCTTTATCTACCAAATCAAGTAGGGCATAATTTAATTCAGTTTCTTCAGCTCTTTCATCATACATTTCAGTATTTGCGTAGAAATTAAAAGACAAAGCATTTTGTAAAGATTCTACAGGTCTTGATAAACCATGACCACCTATAAATTTCAAATCTAAACTTACTTTAGCAATCATAGGTTGAATACCTATACCTTCAGGGTTTATATCAAAGAATGGTGTTTCATAAGTTATTGATAAGTTTCCTGGTATTGCCTTTGTATGATAAAAATCCCCAACCCTAATAACTAACACAGGGGGAGCGCCAAAAGACGTGTTTAACGCATCATCATATTTTGGTCTACCATCACTTCCTATGACAGGTATAGTTTGCCCAGGTCTTACACACTGATTTAAAAATGTCAATCTTGCGTTCAGTCCTTCAGGTGTTATTGAATGGAAAGCAGGATTAAAAAATTTCAATTTGTCTTTAAGTGTTTCAAACACCATAGGATCACTATCTTTCAACAATTCGAAGTAATCACATTCTGTTAACAATCTTCTTATTATTTTTTTACCAATCGCTTGTTTAAGTCTTTCTTGAATGTCAGTAAGTGGTTGTGGTTTAACCGCTTGTGAATTAACTTGATCGGGCGCACTTTGATTGATATCGTTTGCGTCTGTTGGGTCTTGAGCACTTAAATCATCAACAATTGTTATTTTACTTATAATTGCCGCGTTAACCGCTAAACTAGGATAGGAATAAGGAATTGATGTTGCCGGAACTGTTGGTTGATTGGCAGGACTTACTATAGTTTGTGTTGTTAAAAAATCACTACCGTTTACGGGATTAGTTTTATTGGAGTAATCCTTTATTGTAATTTTACCTAAAGTGCCGCTTGATTGTATTGTTAGTTTTTTGTTGTCGATTTCAGATTTAAGTTTTTCAGTTAAAAAGTTTTTTGCCGAATCGGCATACTCTTGTGTTTTTCCTTCTATTTTTATATCAACAATATTTTTGTTTGATACAATACTTTTTACACCTTCAACAAAATCATTATTTATTGTATCAAAATTATTTTGAACAACTTTATTAATAAACAAAGTTGTGTCATCAGGAATATAAACATACTGTGTATTTCCTTGTACTTCTACAGCTGGCGGACAGTTAGCCGTAATTGTTGCAACATTCGAAACATAGCTGTTGTATTGAGATTGAAAATTAAAATCTTGTGTATTTGGCCCAAAAAAGAATCCTAAACCTTCATACCTAGTAATAAAATTATTTTCTTCTTCAGGTGTATTACCAATAGTCGAAGCGTTTTCAGATGAAGTATTTTCCGCAGGAATTTCATTTTGGATTTGTGCTAGTTCTTCCGGTGTTAACCTTGGGTCATTAAGTAAGTTTTGGTACATTTCCAATTCTCTTAATGGAAGTGTGTTAAATTTAGCCGCTAATTCATACAAGTCGTATTTAGTACAACCCGCAATAAAGGACTTAACTACTTGATCAAATTTTTCTTTTCCTAATTTTTCTAATTGTTTGTTTGCAATTAAATTAATGATCGATGGGTGGTCAACAACAATTTTGAAACCTAGTTTTCCTGCTCTTGTTGTATTTTTATAAGAATAAACAGGTTCAGGTCGACCTAAAAAAGGAACTTCATCAAAATTTGCAGTACTTCCATCACTGAATTCAACATCATATGGTGGAAACCACATTATTCTACCACCGTTTGGTCCCCTTTCACAAAGGGGAAGTTCATCTACGGTGTATCCTGGTCTATCAGAAGTTCTCCACGCCAAGTTTTCAATTGATATCATGTATTTTTTTGCACCCTTAGACGTAACATTTGTCGACCCAATTCCTTTGATAGGTGCAATATTAAGATTGTATGTACTATCTAAAACAGAATATGAAAATCTTCTATTTTGAGTTGTCATACCTTCCGACTTTTGTAAGTCATTAAATGTGTAGTATGGTGTGTCTTTTGTAAAAACTCTACAGTATTCAATACCAGCTTCTTCACCAGTAGAATTATCCAAGTATGACATTATTTTTGAACCTTTGGTTATTTCACGGTAACCGTCATGAAATACTTTACTGACTTGATTGATAGCATTTCCGGCGTGTTTTAATCTTCTTTTTCCGAATAGGTTGTCAGCAGAATTTACTAATCTTTGTGTATTATCAAGTATTGAACCTTGTTTAAGTCCAAAATTAGTTGATTCGTTGAATAGGTAAGATGTACTGATTTGGTTGAAGTCATCGTCAACTGATACCGCATCTCCTCCCTGTTTTACTTTGAATCCAGCGTTGTCTTTGAATCTTGGTGATGTCCAAACAAAACCACCGTCAGGTTTTCCGCCGTTTTCTGTTGCAAATCCATTCAATCCAAATTTTGCCTGTTCCATTCCAATACCTTCATATTGGTTACCCATTTCATCCGGTCCAAAAACTATAGCATTTGTAAGTTTTCCAAGTGAATTTACAGGAACAGCGTTCACAGGAGATGTTATAAATTCAGGGTTGTTTGCGTCAGATCCTAAATAATAACCCCCTGTAATTTCTGCACCAACACTTCTTAAAATAGTGTTAACACCTGCTATTGCAACGTTTCCTAATCCCCCTATTTGGTAAGATGGTCTAAATTGGTTTTTGTTTAACAATGCATAAAGTGTAGAAATTTGTCCAGCCCCTGTTTGACTTAATAGAGCCTTTGATGGTTGTAAGAATCTACTCGAGCCGTCTGCTAACAAATTAAACGAACCTGCGGCAGTATTTTGTAAAACGTTTGCGATTTGATTTCCTGTTGTAGGATTTCTATTTGTATCTTCATCGATAAACAAAGGTCCTTCTAAAGGTGATGAAGGACTAAAGTCCCCTCTTAATCTATCTAAGAAACTAACATTACTATCAGTAACTGTAATTCGATAATCTCTACTTCCTCCAAAACCACTACCGGCTAAAGCCGAAGGTGAAGTTAAATTTGTATTAGTTTCTCTAAAAAGTTGTCTTTCTTGTTCTGCTGCAGAGCTTGCATCAAAATTAGTAGAAAGTTTAGTGGCAGAAAGTCTTGCTAAATATGAATCACTTGATAAGGAACCGTCACTTCCTACAGGATTGTTTTGTGTATATAAAGAATAAGCATCGTAGTTTGATGGTGTAAAAAATATTGGGTCAAAATAAGGTTGGTGTACTTGATTTGCCACAGTATATTCCGTAACATCAAACATTTCGTTGAATCCCCCAACCGGTCCGTACTTGTTTTTGTTATATGCACTATCAATGAAAAATTCATTAACAATGTCAAGATTGGTACTTGATGGATTGTATTCACCATCATTTGATGAAGATATAATCGGATCTTGTTGTGTACCAATAACATTTACAAATCCACCGTTAGGTCCGTACTTATTTAAAACATAAAAATTATCAGCTTCATTAGTGGAACCAATATTAGGTGAATTTATGTTCGGGATTTCAGATAGGGTTTTTTCATAATTAACAGGACCCAAAGGAGCACTATAAAAACCTGACACATTATATGGGGGTAATGTTTTTGCAATTAACTTATCCCTAAAAGTTGCACTATTTTGAAAACTTAAACTTGTTTCAGGCATTATTCAATTTTATTAATAAATAGATTTTAGGAATGTTTTTTTAATAGTAATTAACACCTTTAATTTTTTCTAATCCCATTTTGATGTTATTAACAAATTCAGGTTTCAACACAACGTTTTCAATAACCCCTTTCAATTCATTTTGATTGATGTTAGTTGGTACGTTTTTTAGATCAACAACAATGTCTAATTTATGATTGATATCATTTGTGGTTTTAATTTCTGTTGGTGTTTCACTTGTTTTGGGAGTTTGAGACATCATTATATCCGTCAAGGCCTTTTCTCTTTCTATTTCCATCATAGATTTAGTTCCCAAATTTTCTGAAGTTAAGATTGGTTTTGTTTCTATTGGCGAAGAAACTAATGGTGTTTGTGGTGATTTAATTAATTCCATCATTTTAGCAACTTCTTCTTCAGTTTTTGGTCCATCAGTTGATGATATTATTGTATCATTACTATTTATTCTACCTATAGAACCTTCAGGACCCATGATTAATCTGTCGTTCCCTGGTAAACTCACAAAGTCATCTAATTTAAAAGTATTGGTCAAAAAGGTCCCCACGTTACCAAGAGCTGTTGTAAATCTGTTTGCTGCGCTTGTAAGACTTGGCATGGTATTGGTAGCTAAAGTTTCCATAGTATCAACAACTGTTTGGAGTGTTGGTTTCATAGCGTCTACCGCACTTTCTATTATTTTGATTTTCATGTCTACGGCCTTTCCCGCTTCATCGCTTAACTCATCTAATTTTGTAAGTGCAGTGGTTGAAAGTTTATTTGTGTTGTCGATGATACTTTGTATCATTTTTTCTCCGGTCTTTGAACCTGCAATTTGTGATGGTATTACAGTTTCTAAAGCTTTTATGGCTTGTGTAAATTTTGTATTTACATCCATCTGTTGCTCTATAAGTTTTACTAAATTTTTGTCTTCACCTGGTTTTGCTTGGAATGTATTTTTAATTTGATCATTTTGTGACTGAAGAAATTTCTGAAGTTGATCTCTCTCGTAAGAATTCATATCTTCAAGAGCCTTTGTTACCTGTTGACCATCTTGTTCATAAGTTACTTCAAATTTACCATCTTTACCTTTTGTAAGTAAATTGGTAAGTTTTTCCATTTCTTTTGGATCGGTTAATTGTAGTCCGGTTTGATTGATAAGATCTTGTTTGTCTTTCAACTGAGACATTGATATACCCATTTTTGATAACTCATCCGCACTGTAACCCGACTCAGAAGCAATTTCCTTTAAGAAGTCCATTCCAATTGCAGACATTTTACCCGTTTCGTCAACAAATTTAGATGCCATCTTAGCAATTTCTTCTTGTAACTTTGCCGGTTCATTTCTTGCTAAAAATCTGACTCTTTCAACGTTCATTAATTCTGAAGATCCTGTTGCCCCCAATCGTTGTAAAGTATTGACAAATGACTGTGCCTTTTCTGGTTTGTATAAATCTTCAGCAGATTTAAGTGCTGTAGACATATCTACACGTAACATCGCGGATTTAGCTGCCATGTCGGCTAATCCCATGACACCATCTTTAAAGTTAATTTTAGAAAGTGCCGACATGTTAGCATTAACCGACTTTGCAACTTCTTTTGCGTTAACACCAATTAGGTTAGCATTTTCCATTATTGATGCCATTTCAGAATTAGCTTCGTAAATTGATTTTCCTAGATTAGCGTAACTTGTAAATAAGTCTTTTGATTCTATACCAGTTGCCTGTGTTGTCGCAAACAATTCATCTGTTGCATTCTTATTAAGAACTAGTTGTGTTCCAAATGTAGCAAAAAGAGCTTCTTGTTGTTTTACTATATCAGCAACACTACCTCCTAATCTTGTTATTTCTGTAAGACCTTCTGTAAGTGTTTGTTTTAGTAAAAACGCCTGTTCCCTTCCTGCCCCTATAGTTTTTGCTAGCGTTGAAAACTGTTTGTCTATGTCTTCAACCATTGCTTGAATACCGGTGATATTCTTTTTTAAAGCTTCAGATACGTTTTTAAGAGTATCTGTACCAAAAGTTGTTCCTGATACAACCATAATTCTTTTTTAATAATAAATACCTATTTTATTGTTTTGGGTTGTTCATTTCAATGACCTTATCGATTATGTAGTTTCTTTGGTATGTAGGTATTTTCCAAAAATCCGAATATGGTATTCTTAAAAATTTAGCAAGAAATATATATTGATCAATTATATATTGTTTATATGTCGAAGAAAGGGCGAAAAAATTCAACCCCAAACGTTATCGAGGTCGACACGTTTTCTCCTGACGGGGCTATTGCATTTACTTTTAAGTCTAAACCAGGTTCGTTTTCTGAAATAAATTTTTTGATATACTTGGAATCCATTATCGGCATATTCTGAACAAATTCAATAATTTTACCTTTGTCGGTATCCCCATTTAATTCAACAATTTGTTCTTGTAAAGTCCACAATGTAGTAGGAGCAACTCTACCTTTTGGGTAACTTGATTCTTGATTTGTTATCTTACTTTTATCACCCAAGTTTAACAGTTTTAATTTTACGTTAGCATTACTTCTAGGTAAAATGGCAGTAAATGTTCCATCATCATTTGGTTTATTTTTTGGACTTTTAAAATTTATTTCGTCCAAAATAAAAGTGTGTTGAAATAAATTACCTGTTAATGGGTCCGTCAAATTCAAAGTATATTCAGGGCCAAAAGATGTGTTTCTTAAAAAAATTAAAATCGCTTCAATATCACCATCCAATAATTCTTCTGGTTTCAAATCAGGTTCATAAATTTTGTTTCTTAAAAGGGTAATTAACAAATTATTGTTTTTAATACCTGATGATAAAATATCTTCATCTGCGGCATTTAAGTAACCTACCTTAATACTTGATTTTTTACTTTTATAATAAAGACCTTTAGATGGTAATTCTACCACATCGTGTGGTAATGTAAAATTCATTTGACCGTAAAGTATTTCGTTTTCCATATTTTTTTTCTATAAAAATAATTCTAATTGTTTGATAGTAAATAAAAATCCATACTGTACTTGACAATATGGATTTGATATTTTGGAAATTAAATTTTAGATTTTAATAAACTAAAATTGCTCTGTCCATTTTTAGGTTCATTGTAATTTCAGTAGGACTATCAGTTCCGTATCCGACTGAACCAAAGTCAGCACTTATTGGAAATGCATTAACTAATATCCATCTTTCGATAACAACACCTGTTGGGTCTAACATTTCCAAGTCAACGTTTCTTTTATAACCCGCGGCGTAACCCATACGACCTGTAACTGATTCGGCAACTAATCGTACCCATTCCATAACCGCCTGAGCATTTGATGGTCCAATAGGGTCTAACATTTTTACACTTATATCACCCCAGTTAAAAGAACCCGCTACGTATGTTTCAGTGTTCAAAAATTTGATTGTGTTTGATGTAATAGTTATTTTAGGTCTTGATGCGGTTTGTACAAACCATTCATTAATTCCTAAATCAGTTGGAAACCGTAGAATAAACCTATTCTGTTTTTTTGGTTCATACGGTATCGGCATTTTCATTAAAAGATCAGCCATGTTATTATTTTTTTGTTTTAGTTTATTTTTATTTTATTATAAATATATCGATGAAAAAATTTTTCTATTTACTTCCATCTTTTTTTAAAATATTCTTCTACTAGACCGGTTTTCATATAGTTGTTTTTCTCCTCCTTTAGTATAATAAATATTTAAATCTTTTCCTATATCTGAAAATCTTTTCTTAATTGATTTAACATTTCTTTCATCATCATCTGAAAAACCAAATGAAGGTTTTTTAAATTTAAACAATCCACCACCAATTGACTCACTTCCAGTATTTACGTGATTTATAAATTGTGATTTTTGAAATTTTTTGGATGATCTAGTCATTCTATTATAAAATCTTAATAATTCGTTATATTTTTCTTCTTCAGGGTTCGCAGCAGACCCCTTACCGTGTGAAACGGGTGAAAATTGACATCTATCTAAATAATCTTTATTTAACCAATTTTCATTTTCTATTTGTTTTAGGCCGGCAATACGACGATATTCTTTAAGGTGTTTAACAAGTTGTCCTTTTTCTACACCATGCATATTGTTTTCTATTATATATTTGACAGCCTTTTTTAACGCTGCTGGTGAATGACCCCTTGCTGTTATAATTGCAAAAACAGATCCACTATTTATCGCTTCAACAAAATCATTCCACACTTTTTCGGATGCTATAGGGGCATATTTTATATCTTCTAAAAACTTACGATCACCAGTTACATTGAAATCCCTAAATGGACTTTCATCAAAACCAACTATCATGTGACCTTCGTAATCAAAAGGTTGACTACCAACTAAAGTACGATACTCAGCAAAATCTTCGGTGTTCATTCCTATTACGTCACCATCTTCATCTTTCAAATAAATTAAAGTTGGCATTTTCATTAAATTATCATCCCAATCAAAAGCGTAGTACTTCATTGCATAAGATGGGTTTTCTTCAACAACTTCCTTAATAATTTTTTTAACTAAAAATTTGTAGTAATTCATATCATATAAATATATTAATTATGAAAAAAAAAGAGGGACGAATCCCTCTTTTAAAAAATCACATTTATATCATCATACATCTTCGAAAGAAGCACCTGTTGGTGTAATGTAGAATGTAATATCTATAAATTCTAGTGATCTTGTTGGTTTGATATATATCTTACCAGTCATCTGATTTCTATCTAGATCAGCCGTGTCATTTGATACGGTAACTCTAAAGTCATAAAGACCCCTATCCCTTCTGATACCATCTAATATTGGATTTACCGCATTTAGGAAATCTTGTCTTACTTTTTCATCGTTCTGATCAAACAATAATCTTACTGAAACTGCCGAAATTAACTTACGTGCTTGTAACAATAATCTTCGAACGTTTATTCTATCAAGTGCTGACTGTCTTACTTGTAGGGTTTTATTACCCCATATTACTGTACCCACATCTGAGAATGTAGCAATAGGGTTGATTCTACCAAGATAAAGAACATCTCTGTCTTCTTGAGTCAACTTCTTACGAGCTTTGATAGCGTTTACAATACCACGAGTATAACCCGCCGCAGCAAACCAAGGAAACGCAATGTTGTCTGTTAATGCTAAATTTCTGGTTACTTCAGCCGTTGGTGGTAGATAAATTTGTGTGTTATTTACACTATCTCTTGTTAACACCCACGGATAGTAAGTGGCGGTATAGTTAGAATCGATTCCTGTACCATCAAGATTATCAACCGCTTCTTGTGGATAAATCAAACCATCTACACCAGTTGTGGTAGGTAATAACAAATTGTAGTCAGGTGTAGTTGTTATATACAAAGAATCCGCTCTTTCGTTTTCTATCATATCTATTGTATCTTCTACTAAGTCACTGTTGTTAACATAGTCAATTCCTGGTGTAACAAATACATTTATATTAACCGCTTCAGGATTAGCAAAAGTTCTGATACCAAGTAAGTAAGCGTAATAGTCAGTGTTTGCGTATTCTCTTGTACCGTCACCAACAGTAATTTGTTTAAACGCTCCCCAACCAACTGCTGAAGGGTATCTTGTTGTTGCACAAGCCCCATTTAAGTAACCAGTTCTACCTAATTGGTATTTATCTGCGTTTGTTCTTCTTTCTCTGTAGATATCCCAACCATCGAATCCACCTTGTACAAGTAAAGTAAATTTACGAGCAAATAAACGGTAGTAAGGGTTTGTTTCAACAGTAGGTTCAGAACTGAAAGACGCATCACCTACGTAGAAACGAGGAGTGCCACTTGTTGCAAAAACGTTAGCAATTGTAATACCACTTGCGTTTTTGTCCATGTGGAACCCTTTAGTTCTATATAACCAAGGAGATGATTCAGTTGCAAAACATATGTTTGAAGGATTTCTTTTACCTTTATATTCGAAGAAACTTGGGTCATAACCGTAATCGGCACTTGTAGAAAACCCTAAGAAAGTTTTTCTTATATTATCACCTGATGATAATCCAGCATCGTCTGTACCTGATGGTGTACCAAAAGGTGGATTGAAAACTAACTCACCTGGGTAATCATATTTAGTTTTAATTATAGGGAATGGTGATTTTGCTCCTGCATATTCTCTGAAATTATATCCTTCAAATCCACAAGGTAATGAATCTATTGGTGCGTCTTCATTCATTTCAACCATTACATATCTTGATTTCAATTCAAACTCACCGTCCAAAGTACCAATTTTTTTGGCTATAAAACTATTTTCGCTTGGATTCATAGTACAGTTTGTGAATTTTTCTAACACAACAGGATTTGAATCTGTATCGTAGTAATCACGAATTAAAACTGTAAATGTTTCATTTGCGAAAGATATATCAGATATAGATATTTTAACTTCTGTGTTGGCACTGTTCCCGTCAGAAATTGTGTAAAATTTAAATAAGTTATAAACTTTGGAACCTCTAACTTCAGAAACAACCCATGGACTTTCAGGTGATTGATACTTTTCTAAGTACCAAGCAATTGATGTTGGATCTTCGCTTTGTGCTTCAGGTAATGATATTAAACCACATTTTAAACCTCGTATGTAACCTTTGTTATACGCCCATCTTAAAAGTGATTGGAATCTTTCTTCCACAAAAAGTGGTACCACATTTCTTGGTTTACCAAAGTTACTTGTTCCGAATACTTTTGTAAGATATTCTGAATCCGAATTTGCGAACGACGTAACAAAAGTAAAGTTGTTACCTAAGTAGTTAGTCGCATTTATTGCAAATTTAGCAAATGGATTTTTTAATACGCCCGAATATTGACCTGAACAATCCATTGTAACATCAGTCAAACCAGTTATTTCATATCTTGGGTTCACGTCATCGCTGTAATCCGCAATACCTCTTGATCTTAGTGTTGCAATAACCATGTCATCATAAAGAGTGTATGAATTACCGGTATAATAATATATCATACCTATAACTGTTCCTGAGTAACAATCAACAACAGTAGTAGTAGTTGTTGTAGTAGGAACCACAGGTGTTGGTGTTATACAAGGATTTGTAGTCGTTGACGTAGTTGTTGGAGGAATTGTAGTTGTAGTTATTGGATTAATTGATGTTAACCCTGAAACAACAGACCAAAATGAATAACCCGAATAATTACTATTTCCTGTGTTTTCAAACAAAGCATAGTACCAAGTATCATTAAATGGTGATAAGAAGTTTGTTAAGTTACTAGAAGGTGATGGTACATTAAACACATTTGTAGAAGCTGTATATCCACTTGACAACATGTCATAATCATCACCATCAATAGTACCGAAGTAAGCAATAGATGTATTTTGAGAAAGAGGATTTAAAATTCTTTGATATGTAAAAAACTGTAAATCTTCTAATAAAGTCGAAGTATTACCGTTGAACTGTTCGTATTGTGATGTTAACAACGCTTCTATTTCTGCAGGAAAGGCTCCGAAAGAAACAGAACTTGGTGAGTTAGTACAACCTGTAAATGCCACTTGAAAAGGTAATGTCTTAGCTGACACACAAACATCCTGACAATCTATTGTTACTGAACTCAAACAATAAGGTGCCAAAGTGGAAGGATCTAAGTTTGCGCTTGTAATTATTGACCAAGAAGGACCCGCATCATATCCCGATAAACCTAAAACTCTAGTTACAAATAATTGATTAGATTGTTGTAAATATGATTTGGCGATGTATGCCGCTTCATATTTAGGAATTTGAGTATTTACAAATTTTTCAGGTGAAGTAGGACCAAAGTAAGATTGGAACTCATCATAGTTTTTAATAAAAATAGGTTCGAAGGCCGGACCTTTAAGTGTTTCTCCGACAATACCTAAAGTTGTAACACCAACGCTTTGTGCCACAAAACTTAAATCTACTTCAGAAGTATAGACACCAGGTGAAACGAAAATTTTACTGTTAGTTGCCATATTTTTTAATGTTAGTTTATTATAATTTATTTTTTATATAAATACCGAGATTTTATGCAAAAACTTTACTTATATAAAACTATTTATATCTTGGTAGGTTTTTTTTCTACCTTTTTTCTACCTATGAATAAAGAACCAAAAAAAATAAAAAATTTAAAAATTGATCCAAAAGTTCACGATGTTCTTAAAAAGTATTGTGATAAAAGAGGGATTAAAATGTATAGATTTTTGGAAAACCTGATTTTAGAAAAATGTTCAGAAAAAAAAGATTTATACGGAGAATAGTTAAATTAGTTTTTGTTGTAATACTAACTTAGCGTTTTTTGTACCATCATTTTTTGTTACATCTATTTTTAAAATGTCATTAGTGTTGATTTGGATTTCTGAAATATCATTACCATAGAAGTCATCATTTATATAAACACTATATGTAGATATGTTATCGACTTCAGCAACTGTCATATCAGAAGTAAAAAATATTTTGTCTGAAAACGTGTTTACCCCAACTTTAAAAGGAAAAGTTAAATTTGTTGGTAACTCTTGATTCTTTTTTGGTTTTTGTTTCTTTATGGAAGTATCAGTTTCATAAATCTGCATTGTTCTTACAATCGCAGGTTGTACAACAAATTCATCTTCATCAAGTAAAAATCCCTGTAATGTCATTGGATATTTCTGAATATAGTATTTTCTTTTTTCTAAATCTAAAACTGATTCATCTGCTATGTCACCCATAACAATCGGAATATAATGACCTTTTATTTTTTGGTAAGCTTGTCTAGATGCAAAAAGTTCCATTATTGTTTTGTTGAACTCATTCAACTCTCTCATACGGTTACAAATAATCACTACAGTATAGTTTATTTGGATTGGTACAGGTTGGGGAATTTTATATATATCCATACCATGTCTTTGACCGTCCCAAGTAGGAACTTGAGCATAATGATATAATCTTTTGTTAGGAATATTATATTTTAATTGTGGATCACCAAATTTAACTTCGGGTTGTCTAACAACAGTAACAAAAGGAGGTTCAGCATTTTTATCAATATTTTGGAATTCCCAAGTTTCGGTAAACTGAGCCCAGTTCTGTGTTGTTATAAGAATATCAACGACAGATATTTTTTTTCCTTCGATGGATATTGTCATGTTATCTTTTACAAATTCCAAAAAACCTTTATCTAAATCTGCATGTAATAAACCTTTTGGTAAAAAAGTACCATGTTCAGCAATCATGTCTGCTAACTGATGTCTTCTTTCCAACGGACTTACACCATTTTCTAATGGTATATATTTTTTTATTTTTTTAGGTAATCCCATATCTTTTTATTATAATCCTCTGAACTCATTTGATGTAACAGGTGATGCAATTATTGTTCTATAAAATGGCTTATACCCTTTATATGTATGTTTTATATCAGAAATCACACGACCATCATTGACAACTGTATAATATCTTACAAAGTTTTCGCTATCGTAATAACCCACATAATCACCAAAACTTATTTCTATGTTTAAATCTTCCAAAGTTTTCAAGTAAACAGACATTGTAATGTTACCTGGTTCTACTTGATCAATTTTAGTAGATCCGATCATTTTATTTTCGGGTGCCGCTATAGCAACATAAGCATTAAATTCAACAGGAGGATGAAAATTTATACTGTCGGATAAAGTTTCACCATAAACATCGTCAGTTTTTGTTTTTGTTCTATCAACTCTATAAAGTACACAAGTATAATTCATATCACCATTTAACCACTCTTGACCCATAGATACTTCAAGTGAAAAATCTTTTTCACCAAAAAATTTACCTAATCTAGTTATTGGAACTTTACTATCCATTTTGATGTTTTATTGATAAATATCTTTTTTTTGTTTATTTTTTTAAAAAAAGTTTTGTCTAACAGTAAGCAATTAATAGAACACCAAGCATTAGAGCTATTAGATACATATAGTGGTGCCAACAATTATATTTTGTTTCTTAAAACAAAAAAAGAAAATAATAAAAAGTTTTACCCAACGAGAACTCAAGCCGACTATATAAACAATTATTATAATGTACAACCAAAAGTAGCAAGAAAGTGGGTGGACTTGGACACGTATTTTGCTAAAAAATTTTCGGAAGAAAGATATCTTTTAGAAGTACCTAATAAAATATACGTCGAAAAACTTTTAGTGGAAAAAGAAAAATCTTACCATATTTGGGGTAAATTTTTTGAAAAGGATGTTCTTTCAGAATTTTGGGTACCTAAATCCGCACTAATAAAATCACACACTACTGACATCGTTGAAATTAGTTATGATAAATATTCACATAGACCACCACTTTCACATCAAAAAGAAGCAATAGAAAAATTAGTAGGTTCAAGAAGGTTTATTTTGGCGGATGATATGGGTCTTGGAAAAACAACATCAACTATAATTGCGGCACTAGAAACAGGTGCCAAAAAAATTCTTATTATTTGTCCTGCGTCTTTGAAAATAAATTGGCAAAGGGAAATACAAAACTACACCGAAAGGTCTGTTTTTATATCAGAAGGAAAAAAATATTCAACAGAATCTGATTTTGTTATTGTAAATTATGATATATTAAAAAATTTTCACGACCCCAAAGAAAAAGAAAATTCATTACTTTTAAAGTCACAGTTCGAGTTGGTTATTTTAGATGAAGCACATATGGTGTCAAACGCACAAGCCCAAAGAACAAAAATTATAAATAGTTTCGTTAAAAACATAAAAAGGGTTTGGTTACTTACGGGTACACCAATGACATCAAGACCGATGAATTATTATAATCTTCTAAATATTATAGAAAGTCCTGTTGCCCAAAATTGGATGGCTTACGCAATAAGATATTGTCAAGGGTATCAATTTAACGCGGGTAAAAGAAAAGTTTGGAACGTTACTGGTGCGTCTAATTTAGAAGAATTAAAAGACAGAACGTCTAAACAAATATTGAGAAGACTAAAAGAAGATGTTTTAGATTTACCTGATAAAATTATAACACCCGTTTATTTACGATTGAGATCTAAAGAATATGAAAATCTTATGGGTGAGTATTATGATTGGTACGATAAAAACCCCAATGAATCTTCATCCCTTACAGTTCAATTTTCTAAACTTATGAAAGTTAGAAAAGTCATAGCAAATGAAAAAATAAGTCAAACTATAGAATTTGCAGAAAACATATTAGACCAAGGTAAAAAAGTAATTATTTTTACAAACTTTACTGACACCCTACAATCCATATATCAACATTTTGGAAAACAAGCGGTTTACCTTGATGGAAGTTGTTCAAATTCAGTAAGACAACAAGCGGTTGATTCTTTTCAAAATGATGAAAAAATAAAAGTATTTGTAGGTAATCTAAAAGCCGCTGGTGTTGGTTTGACATTAACATCTGCGGAAGTTGTAATTATGAATGACTTATCTTTTGTGCCTGCAGAACATTCTCAAGCCGAAGACAGAGCATATAGATATGGTCAAAAAAACAACGTTTTGGTTTACTATCCTATATTCGAAAACACAATCGAAGGTGCAATTTATGATATATTAAACCATAAGAAAAAAATAATAAGTACTGTAATGGGTGATGGTGATTCAGAAAATATTGGTGACGTTGTTGAAGAAATTTTAAATCACATCAATAAAAGATAATTTTTTTATTTTTCTTTCATATTTATAAATAAAAAAATTATGAACAGATATAGTGAAAAAAGAATAGAAAACGTTCTTCGAAGAATTTTAAAAGAAGAAGAAATAAATCTTGCTGCGGATGTGGAGCTTCTAAAGACACATAGTAACATACCTGGATGTGATCCTGCTAGATTAGATTTCCAAAAATGTTCGACTGAAGCTTTCAAAACATTACCAGCTCCTGAATTTGTAAAATTGTTTGAGAAGTTATCTCAACAATCAGATGAACCACTTGAAAATCCCATGGAAAAAATAGGGGATATGAATGAATCAAGAAGGTTTAGAAGTAGATACAGATATTAATCTAAAAAATTTCTTAAGACCCCACCAATAGTGGGGTTTTTTATTTATTTAAGTTTTTGATAACCTATCTTGTTTTAAGATGAGGTTTAATAAACATTAAAAAAAATAAAGTTATGGAAACAGTTATATTAATATCAGTTTTATCTACTTTGGGTGTGGTTGCGGTTGTAACATCAGTTGTGGTCACGTTTTTAAAGTTAAAAGTTAAGGTTGATAAAAACACTTTTTTTACTGAAGTTAAATCATTTCATGATTATATTGATCATATAGAAAGGGAAAGAAGACACTCACTTAGTGAGATAAACAATCGTATTGATGATCTACATAAAGATCTATCAATTAATTTAAACAACTATAGTGACGAAGTTGATAGAAGATTTACAGATTTAGAAAGACTAACTAAATTTGACATTTCAAACCTGTCAAGTCATATAGATTCGCGTTGTGATAAATTAGACGCAAAAATTAAAGAACACAAAAAATAAAAAAAACATAACCTCATCTAATTGACCCCATCTAAAATGGGGTTTTTTATTTTAAATGATATTTATTTTCAATGAACGTTACTTTCAAAAATATAAATTCAGACATAAGCAAGCAAGAAAAAGATCTACTTAAAACTTTTTGTAAGTTTTTACAAAAAGAGTATCCACTAAAAGATGACTTAGTAATTCATCTGTTGGGACAACGTGAAGGTAGAATGACCACAGGAAGTCAACACAAAGAAAAGGGAATCAAAATTTTAGTAAATAATAGAATGAACAGAGATATTCTTAGAACATTAGCACACGAATGGGTTCATAGTCATCAAAGAAATGTTTTAGGTAGAAAAAGAGGACCTGATATTGGTGGTCAAAACGAAGACGAAGCCAATTCTTTGGCAGGTTCACTTATTAAAACTTTTGAAAAAGAAAATCCTGATTTAGAAAATATTATTTTTGAAGGATTGAAACCAATCCAAGACAAAATTCAATTATTGGAAGAAAAGATTCTTATTCAAGATAAATTCAACATCCAAGAAAACTTCATTTTGGAAATGAAAAAAATTGGTATAGAAAAACTCCCGTATTCATATTCCGCAATGAAACAGTTTGTAGATCCTAAGACTATGAACATACATTATAATAAACATTATAAAGGATATGTAAAAAAACTTAATGATGCGTTAAAAAATAAAGAAGGGGAAATGGATTTAGAAGATATAATAATATCTATAAATAAATTTGACGACTCGGTAAGAAATAACGCAGGGGGAGCCTTTAACCACGCTTTATTTTGGAAAATGTTGTCACCAAAAAAACAAATACCAAAAGATGAAATCTTCAATAAGATTACCGAAGATTTTGGTAATGTAAAAAAAATGAAGGACCAATTTAATGAAGAAGCAAAAAAACGATTTGGATCTGGATGGGTTTGGTTAGTGATAGGAAAGAACAAAAAATTAAAAATATTGTCCACACCAAATCAAGACAACCCATTAATGAATATTGTTAAAGATGGTGGTTATCCGCTTTTAGGATTAGATCTTTGGGAACACGCGTACTATTTGAAATACCAAAACAAAAAAGATGATTATATCAAAAAATTTTGGAACCACGTAAATTGGGACTTTGTTAACGATCTGTATAAGAAAAAAATTGAAAAAAAAACTTTAAAAGAATCTACAGTTCGTAAAAAAGTTTTAAATGAAAGTAAAGAAGTTTTTCCAATCAAACCAAAATCCTTTAGGCTTATTATAAATAAAGCATATCCTTTTTGTGAAGGTGAGTTTCATCCGAATGGTTGTTTAGGTAAAATACAAACTGATGAATGTCAAACTGAAGATGGAATAATAGGTGGTAGATTTACAGAAGAAAATTATGGTGGTTTAGGAAATTGGTCTATTATAAATAGATTTGACACTAACAGTGCGGTACACAAAGAAATCCAAAAAATATGGGTCGAAGAAACTGATGGTTTGGAAAATTTTAGGATTTGGATTATGAATAATATTGATGACCTTGTTGGTAACGATGGGAGATTTACTGAACGGTTAGTAAATTTGAATAGCCAAACTATAATAGATGGTAGGGAAAATGAAAACTATGCCAAATCAGTTTTAATACAATCTTTCAAACTTAACCCACAAGAAGAAGGTATGACTTGGCAAATTAAAGAAAGATGTGCTGGTGATATAAGAGATAGAAAACTTGGTCAAGACTTCGATTTGATAATTGAAAACACTTCATACTTTGTTCAAGTAAAACCAGTTGACGTTAGTAAGGTCGAAAAAATTGGGTCTGAAAGAGGTTATTATTACAAAGTACCTTCTTGGCATAACCACACAAAATATAAAGAAGATAATGTTGACGTTATATTATATGTGGACAGACCTAATGAAAAATACATTATGTTCAGAAATGACTACACAAGAATACAAACTGTTGCAAATCCATCTACGTTTCCTAAGTTTTTTGTCATTTAT